GTTCTATGTATATTGACCAATCATCACCGCCAAGATTCATAGTAGTAGATATTTCACAAGAGTATCTATCTTTGTGTTTTTTTAACTCGTCACCCTTTTTATAAATTCTAGCGTATGAATATGTTTCAACAAGGTTAAGTTCTGATTCTTTTTCCATAATAGGTTTTACTTTTTGTAGCAAAGTTTCCATCACAATATCGCTATAGTGTGAATAAGTTTCAGGTACTTGTTCATCATTCCAAACTCCAAAGTATTCGGTAAACTGTGATATGTATTTTTCATCAAATAAATGCCTAGCTACTTTTCTTTTATTTAAAAAATATTGATAACAAAAATCTGCTAATTCTTTTGATATTGCACCTTTGATTACTTGGTACTTATTTTTTTTAAAACTCATTTAAATGGGTATCCTAAATTCCAGCACACTAACGAGTGTCGTATACCTTTAGTTACAGGCTTAACTCTGTGCCAAACAAAAGAAGGAAAAACAATTACACTTCCTTTTTTTCTAATTTCTTTACATATTCTTGGTTGAGAGCCTTCGTCTGTATTTCTAAAATCAAACTCTAAATCTCCACCTTCGTATTCTTTAGGGTCAGTGAGTGATACAGTCATACTAAGTTTTCTTTGCTTACCATGAGTATTTATATTATCTGGTTGGTCATAAGGTTCTTCATGTGAGTCGCAATGCCAGTCATAAAACTGGTCTTTTTTGTATTCGGTAAACTGACAAGCTTCTGACCAATCCCAGTCAAAATTCCAATTAGCACTTGCATTTGCTTGATGTATGTAAGGTTGGATTTCGTTATATATCCATCTATCAGATATCCATACTACATCAGATTTTCTTTTCTTTTGTATATTTTTAATTTCTAATTGGGTAAGGTTTTCGGATTGAGAATAACCTGTAAGAGCCATTTCTTTATCCTGCTCTTTACCATATTTTACTATTTCATCACAAATTCTTTCTGGTATAACTGATTGAAAGTACCAGTAATACCATTTAAGATTCATTTTTTGTTGCGTAAAGAATTTTTAGTTAGTCCAAGTACCAGCTTTTACAAAGTCGTAGACTTCATCTAAACTCCACATTCCAGATGCTCCCGATACGAAACTAACTTCGGGTTCTTTGGTAATCACTACACCAGAACCTCCATTTGTTGATGCTGGGGCTGCTGCTCCAGCACCTCCTGCTCCTACAGTTATAGTATAGTTTGTGGCACCAACAACAGTTAATGTAGATTCAGCTGAAGCTCCGCCACCTGATGCTTCGCCTGGGACAGAAGATCTATAACCACCTGCTCCACCTCCTGCACCAAAGTCTTGGAAAGCAGTAATATTACTAGCCCAACCACCGCCACCGCCACCTGTATTAGCTGAACCAGCAGAAACCGTATTAGCTGGATTACCTCCGTTACCGCCACCTCCAGAACCTCCAGAACCAACATTTCCAGCACCGAAATAGTATTGACCTGCACCACCGCCACCAGCTCTTGTAACTGCTGAGCCAGTTATTGATGATGCAACTCCTGCACCTCCAGAACCACTTGCATAAGTAGGTGCTCCTACTCCGTTGCCACCTGCTGCACTAGCACCTCCACCTCCACCAGATACGTCTGCACCTAACTGGTTTGCTCTTGCACCGCTTCCGCCATTAAATCCTTGATTGGCTGTTCCAGTACCAAGAGCAAAACGACCTCCTCCGCCACCAGACCCTCCAGGTTGTGTTCCAGGATTAGGTGTGAAATAGCCTGTATCACCTCCTCCGCCGCCAGTTGAGGTAACAGTTGTAATGGGAGTTCCTGCTATAGAAGAGTCCCCACCTCTAGAACCAACAGTAAATGTTGGAGCTACAGGATGACCTCCGCCACCTCCACCACCTGCAATAATAAGGTATTGTAGTTCTTTTGTGTGTGTTGCTGTGGTTAAAGTTCCACTAGAATTAAAAGTAGTTATTACCGCACTTTGTGTACTTGTTGTTGGGTCATTATCTGGCCCAATAATTCCTCCATTACCATCTGACATATTTAAACCTCTCTCCATTCAAGACTACTTGCGTTCCAAACATAGTCTGTTTCTATTTCTAAATTTGCACCTGTATAAGTTTTACCTACCCATTCTTGATTAGGTTCATTCCAAGATATTGAGACGGGATTAGAGTCAACTTCATTTACATTAGGATAAGTTACAGGTGCCTGCCAATCATCGTTAGAGTCTAGCGTCCAAGAACTTTCATAGAGATCATTGCCGAAAGGTTTTGGTAAAATAAATTTGTCTTTTGTTGCATCATAAGTAAGACCTACACCCGCAAATTGTTTGCGTTGATTACCGTTATAAGAAGTTTGTTTCCAAGCAACACCATTTTCTGAATGAGGTAAAATATTAGAAACAAAAGTTTCTGCTTCAGATGAATAATCGCCACCATTAGCAGCTACATCCTCGTTAGATATTACTACTACTTGTATTACTACGTTGCTGCTGTCAAGTTCTGCAAAGTGAGCCATATTTTAACTCCTTATGCGTCACCTAATATTTCACCAGAAGCTACATACTGTAAATCACTATTAGCACTAGCTGATACTCTTAATAAATCTGTTTCATCTAAATAAATCATACGATTTTTATCTATAACAGTTAATGTTGAGTCTGCTGGTACAGATATTGTTTTTGCTATGTGAAAATAATTTGAGCCATTATCTCTAGATATTTCTACAGTTACATCTGCTGCATTTGTACCATCTACATTTGATATTAATAATGTATTTAATTTAATAATTTCATCAGCAGATACATCTATTATGTCTGTTGCTGAAGTTGTAATTGCTCCACACAAATTAAATCCTGCAATGGATGTTACATTTACTATATTTACTGCTGCCATATTTTTCTCCTAAATTATCCGAATACAATAGCCATGGCTATAGCTTTACCTGTTGAGGTTTTTGTATTGAGCTGGGTTTGTATGTTGGAAGTTACTCCGTCACTAAAGTTTAATTCTGCTGCTGTTGAAGTAATAGTTGTACTTGCAATAGATAAAGCATCTGTTTCTAAGGTACCATCTATATCTACATTTCCTGAGATGTCTAAACTTGCTGCTGCTATTTCACCACCAACTGTAAGTGTAGTAGCCATGTCAACTGCACCATCAATGTCTACTACATCTAAATTTGTAGTACCATCTACGTCTATATCGCCAGAGATGTCTAAAGCTGTACCGATTAGAGTTTGTGTTAATGTTATTTGGCCATTAGAAGCAATAGTCATAGCATCTACATCTGAGGCAGATCCTATTGTTTTACCATCACCAATAATAAGATCATCAGTTAATGTAACAATACCTGTAACACCTAATGTGCCACCAACTGTAGCGTCATCTGTAACTGTTAAATCATCTTCTACTTTTAGATCTACAACGTTAAGACTGGCAAAAGCGTCAACCATTGCCGCACCAGACCCTGCTCCGTCAGAATAAATTAATTTAGTATCTCCAGCAGGTATTGTTATATTAGCTCCACTACCTTGAGAAATAATTATGTTTTGTGAACCAGTAGTACCGTTTTCTATAAACCAAAGTTTTGATACGGTATTAGGGGCTATGGTAATAGTACAAGCACTATCAAGAGTACCTGTATATTTAAGATATAAAGATCTACCAGGATCAGTTGATCCATCTGCTATTGTGGTTGTATGAGTGTCAGCGTTTGTGGTTATGGCCTCAGTACCAAAACTAAACGCTTCACCTATAAGCTCTAGGTTAGTATTTGTGCTTGTGCCCCATGACCCTGATTCATCACCAGTAGCAATTTCTTTTAACCTAAGATCATTTACGTATGTTGCCATGTTTATCTCCGTTCAAATTTATTATAAGTTGTTTTTTTATAAAAGTTAAGCTACTTCTTCCCAATTAGGAGTTTGTGCTTCATCTATCAAGCTCCAAACAAATGTAGATCCTACTAAACCTTCTGCTTGTCCTAGTTCAGGTAATATATTTGCTTTGCAAACTGTAGTGACTGTTCCTAAAGCAGAAGTACAAGAGACACCAGTTACAAAAACGTTATTTACTGTACTGGTTGTGCTAGTGCCTAAAGCTGAAGTGCCGCTAAAACCAGAAACTGATAAATTATTATTACTAATCGGCGTAACCGCTCCTAAACGTGCTTCTCCATCTAACCCAAAAGGAGATAAATTGTTGTTTGTTGATAAAGTTGCTGTACCTAATGCTGACGTACTATTTAAACCACTTACTGAAATATTGTTTACTGAAGTTGTTGTAGCCGTACCTAGATTACCTGCTGCTAATAAAGTTGTAGGTGTTACGTTAGCTTCAGCTTGAATGTTTACACTAACAGCACCTAAACTAGCAGTGACTCCACCTACTGATACTATAGCTTGAGCATTTACTGCTGCAACTGGTGTACCTGTTGATCCTGCTGCGGGTGCGGTTATTGAAAGAGGAACACTTGCTTCACCATAAGCGAGTTGACCCCAAGTACCTCGACCCCAGCCGTTAAGGAACTCAGCCATTTTAAGCTATACGTATAATCGCTGTGCTTGCCGCTGCTGCTGGAAAAACTATAGTAAAGTCGCCTGCTGTTGAAGTTTTATCTCCACCAAAATCTATAGTTGCTACTGACTTATCGCTATTGGTGTCGTTATAAATAAGACAACCTCTAGCTGTAACAGTTGCTGTACCAAAAGTTAAATCTGCAAAATCAGTAAAACCAGTAGTTCCAGAACTTGTCGGTGCAACTTTAGTTAAAGTATTACCGCCTGCTGTGTAGTTAGTACCACTTGATTCTTGTGAAGTTGAATAAGCAGTTGTAGTTGCTCCCATAGTGGCAGAACTTGTGAATAAAGCAAGTTTGAAAGCATTACCATTAGTTGCAAAATTGTGTGTTGCAGTCAATAGTTCTTTTTTAAAACTTGTAGTTAATGTTGATGTAATGGCCATATTAAATACCTTTAATTATTTTTGCTATATCTTCGCTACCTTGACCAGATAAATCTTGTATCAAAGTGGCTTTATAAGATTTTAAAGCATTTTTTATATAAATCAAACAAACTTGATAAATCATCTCTCTATATGCTTTAGCTTGTTCTTGTATATAAGGATCTTGGCTTTCACTATGGCTTACTATTTTATCAGTAAGTCTTTCCGCCCAAAACTCTGGAGGATGTCCACCATAATTAGTAGTTTTTGCTTCTATAATGCCTAATCCAGGTATTCCTGCTGGTGTTATTTTATCTACCATTTGTTTGGCTCGGGTGGTTTTAAGTGTGAGTCATTTCTATCTATTAACACAGGTTCATGTACTTTTTTTGTTATTTTTAAATTATTTAATCTTTCAATCTTTAAACCTTCTTCATCAGATATTACTACCAAAGGATCTGCCAACCTATGATAACCATATAACTTTTGTTCTGGTGTTACGTCTGTATCTAATAACCCAGATGTGCTTGCTATTTCTACTCGCATACCTGCTGAAATACATTTGCTTAACCAAAACTCAGTACAAGCTCTTCCTGCTTCTGCAAAATGTAAGTTTTCTTTATATGAAAAATCTACACCAAACATTTTTAAAACAGCAACCTCATTCCATAACGCAAAAGCTATTGCGTAGGCAACTGTATTATTTAAGTAATAGCAGTTAGTGTCTTTGATTACATTCTCTATTGGATAATTAACTAAACCTGGACAACGCTTATCTAATTCGCATGTATATATAGGCCCTTCATGTTCTTGTAACATCTTAGCCATCATTTCTGTTTGACCACCAGCATCATCTGTATCTAAAAACCTAGACGCAGGATCCATCATAAATACTCTATCATGATAGATAACACTAGCCACACCATTTATAGCCCATACCTCATCAAAGTGAACTCCGTGTGATTTTGCTAAATTATAATCAAACCAACTTTTGCCAAGACCGACAATAGCTATAGTTTTACCTTTTAGGTTTTCTACTCTCTCCATCTTCTCTCTCCTTAAGTGGTAGCGTTTCTAATAGAATCGTAACGATATTCGTCTTTTCTTCCTCTAGCCTCTGCTTTGTTTTTTAACCTTGCAGTTTCTTGTTGAAATCTATTTTCATATAAAGCTAAAAGATCAGTATCACCTTTCATAAAAGTATATGCTTCATATAAACATCCATATAACAATGCGTTTCTAGCATTTTGTGATAACCATGTTCCTGTTGTATCAGTTACTAAACTATTAGGTTTGTATAAGTAATGTAACTCTACTGAATAATCTGCATCTGGAATTGGTGCTACAATTAATGTAGATCCATTATTTGAAGCAGTAGATAATTCTTTATCAAAATCTCCATAATATTTTGGCAATCCTCTTAATGATGTGTCTGTAGGATCAGGAGTATATTCTCTCATGAAGCTTCCATGTTTTTTTTCTAAGTAATGATAATCACCACTAGCGTCTATAACAGCTAGTGAAAAACTTAAATTATAATCTGTGGGTGCTGTTAGATATGTATTTCCAGTTGTTAAAACACCTGTTACATTTTTTCTAAAAAAATCAAACTGTATTAATTCAAACAATCTTTCTTCTGTATTCTTGATCATATCGTCAAGAGTAGATACAAAAGTAGTCTCTTCGTTTTGTACGTAATTTTTAATTAATGTTTTTAACTCTGATAATGTCATACTGTTATTGTAACCTCGCCAAGGGAACCTGTCATTTCATATCCTAATATCTTAGATCCTATAGGATCAGCTGTCATTGAAGAATTAGAATTGCCATCATTTGTGTAAACAGCTCCATCTCCTAATTCTACATCATTATTAGGTCTAGGTTTATATAAAGCTTCTGCATCTGATACGTGTGGTAATGGCTCAAGCTGTGGATGTTTAGGTTCAAAACAATCTCTACATGTTTTTAAACCGTTCCATTCTTCTCTTAGTTGCGACAGTTTGTATTCAAATCCACATCTATCGCAAAGTGCTCTTGCAAATTTACCAGCTGCGTAAGCCATTTTAGTATCCGTGTCTTAAGTATGGTGCAATTCTAAATGAAGCACTATCTTCGTCTTGAGATAGAGCTCTTTCAAATTCATCTTCATACATTTGCTTTAACATAACAACTCTCTCTGGTGCTTTCTTAATAGCTATGTAATAAGCAAGACCAGCAGCGAAGCAAGGAAAAAACCTAAAAGGCATATCCATTGTATTTGTGGCGGTGTCGGCATCATCCATTCTCACTAGTTTATTAAAGACTAATACATCTGTACTATTCTCTGGCGTAGGCCATATATTTAAAACAGGACTTACTTGTTTATCAAGAAAGAACTGAGTAGGTCTAGCTTCAGTAGACTTGGTTGGAATATTTAGATATTCACTTCTGCTGATCTTAGACATTTGTAAATCAAGGTTAGTTCCATCAGTATCTCTTCTAATGGAGCAATCTAATATATCAATAACATTAGAGTTTAAAGTATATTGGTTAGTGCCTTTAGTAACTGTTTGAGTTGTCTGTTCTATAGTCCATTGATTAAGACCACGGTTAGCCCATTCAGCTAACATAAGATTAATAGATCTTTTTGCTGTTTTTAGATCATAACCAGTACGAAGTTCTAATCCACATCTTTCAAATGCTTCTTCTATAAACTCAGTTACATCTGGCTCAAAGTTTGTACTACTTGATGTTGTCATTTAATCTTCCTCTGGAGCATATAAATTATTAAATGTTATGTTCGGATCCATATAACTCTCATGTTGTTCTGCTGAATGCGTCCATTGAGAAGGCATAAAGTCTGGTGCTCCTTCTCCAACACGCCATAAAGCAGGGTTCGTAGCTCTTACTCTGTTATTAGGTAAAGCTACAAAGTTACCAGTATACTCACCAGCGTCTGTTAAATATAACACATGTGATTGCTTATGTTGAGCAGAATCATCAGCTATTGAATTTTTTGTGTAGTCTACTGTAAATAAATATTTTCCTGTATAGAACTCTCCACCTATTTTACATATCCAAGGAGATGAACTAACCCTATCTAAAACTACAACAGAATGATGATGGCTTAGACAATCCCATGGTTGAGCTAAATGATCTTCCATAGGAGAAGGCCATTCTTTTAATGGTATATCTGCTACTAAAGCTTGAATAGGCATTCTTGCCCACATAGCACCGCCATGAACATTAGGTGCATCTTCTTCGTTATCTATTTCGCAACCTGTAAAGACTACTTGAAACGATAAGGATCTATCTGGAATGGTATTAACAGCTATAACAAGAGCATGTAAATACTCTCCGTGATAATTACTATGGTTGGCTGTAAACTCTTTTCTCACCCAGCATTTAAACTGCGGGATGTTTGAAATTAAATATGACAAAACACTCTCTCCTTTGTTTTTGTAAAAAATTTATTATACTTTTCCGCCTTTAGACATGTACTTAGTACCCTTCATAGCTCCACCTTTTGCCATATATTTAGTGCCTTTCATTGCTCCGCCCTTAGACATGTATTTAGTACCTTTAGAAGCTGATCCGCCTTTGGACATATACTTAGTGCCTTTAACCATACCACCATTAGCATAGCCTTTGGTTTTTTTAAACATAATTTACTCCTATGAATATTTAGTTTTTTTTCTTCTATTGTTCATTACTTTACCACAACCTCTTGCAATCTTTCTAACCTCTCCGCCATTCTTAAAAGATACTTTAGCTTTTTTTGTGTTAGCAACAACAGTTTTTCCTCTAGCTCCAGCTGCTTTCTTTTTTCTAGCAGTTTTTGCTCTTTCTGATTTACTTAAACTTTGTGCTTTTGCTCTTGGTAAACAACGATCTGGATTTTTTTTATTCTTGCTTGTACCACATTTACCTTTAATAGATCCATCTGTGCCTATACGAACCCAGTCTTGATTAACCCATTCTTTTAATTTGCCCATTAAAATCTTTGCCTGTCTTGTCTAGCCTGTCTGCCTCCACCTACAAGTCCGCCATCTTTCATTTTCTTTGGTTTCTTTTTTGATCCTTTGGCATAGTTTGGATCTTTACAATACTTAGACGCAGCCATGTTTGCATAAGCTGAGGGATATGTATCAAATGTTCTTTTAGCCCATGCTTTTCCTTTCGGACATATTTTAGCCATTAGCACTTCCACCTTCGTCTTGCTTGACGTATTCTTGAATTAGGATCATTTCTTGTTTTAGCAGAGCTACGCTTTAATTGTCCTGCTGATCTTGCACAATAAGACTTTCTACGTTTTGCAGCCTTGCTACCTTTTTTAACTTTGCCTGTTACGGCTGTTTTTAATTTACTACCAGGATTTTTAGCTCTATAAGCTTTGACTCCTTTTTTAGTCATACCAGCCCCACTTTTGGTGGGGCGGTAATTAGCTGATTTACCTTTGGTAGTTCTTCGTATTGGTTTAGATTTTACTCTTGTAGCCATTCATTAATAGTTTTTTACCATCTCTAAAATGATATGGTAGGAATCGCCACTACTATGACCAACAGTAGTAAAATCAATATCTCCAGTTACTCCTGATCCTGCATTATTTGGTATGCCTGTAAATGAATCATAATACTCATCTCCAGTAGCATCTGATGGTATGTGTGTAAGTAAAACATTTGTTGAAGCATCAAACTCCAACTTAACACTCATGCCAACAGTCATCCACCAAATTTTTGCAATACTTACAGAAGTACAAGCTTGACCAGAGGAGTTAGCACTTAAAGCTGAAACATCAACTTTTTTAACAGCAGCTTCACCACTGCCATCGCTGACATTAGTAAACCGCATAATTGCTTTCCTATCGGTATCTTGTATGGTTTGAGAAGTTACTGCATCTGCCATAATCTACTCCTTATGCGTCAGCAAATGGTGTTACTAAAGTTCCTGATCCTAAAATAATACCTTCTACAGCATACTTAGCAGAAGCCATAGCAGTTACTTTTACAATACTACCAACTAATCCACCTTTAGTTGATCCATTCATAGTAATAACATCATTAGATGCAGCTGAAATAAAAGTTTTACCAGTATTGTCATCTACGCCTGTATATACCCCACCAACAAACTTATCTGTTCCATCAGTTAGAATGTCCATATCTGTAGCTGCGGTTTCTACAACAAAGAAGAAAGAAGCTCCTAAATTATTTAACTGATTTGGATCTGTGTTATCTCCAGGATCTGTTGAAACAATACTAGGTAAAGTAAATTTACCATCTGCATCGTTACAAGTAAGAATTTTACCTGCATGAGAGTCTACTGTTAATGTAGTGTCAGCCGTTAAGCTAACTACGTTTGCATTACCTGCCGAAATAAATCCTGCTAAAGATTTTATTGGGCCTGAAAAAGTGCTTTTTGCCATAATTTTTCTCCCGAAAAATAAGTTCTACTGTCTTGGCTTGTCTGCTAGGTCAGTCTGTAGAACAAGTTAATAAATCCTAGTCCTTCGATTGTATATTAGTTTGATCTAAAAAAAAAGGGAGCCGAAGCTCCCTTTAAACAATCAGTTAAGATTATGCACCTTGAGATGCAAACACTGCTCTTGGATTTGAGAATCCAAATGAGTATCTTTCTCTAGCTTTGAATCTGACGTTGCCAGTATCAAAGTCACCTTCCATAGAAGTTGAAAGAGGAGATCTCTCGAAGTGTTTAAATCCATCAGGACAGTCTGTCAACAAGAACCACGCATCGTTATCTGTTAAGAAGTTATTAACAGTGTATCCATCGGATACCATGCCCATATTCTTAATAGAGTTGATGTCATTGTCAGATGTTCCTACTCTACCTGGTGTATTTAAAAGTCTATCAGCCACAAATTGTAGTTGTGGTGGTATTACTAATTTTTTACCTTGTAAAGCAATTACCATATTTCTGTCATCAACAAAAGTTGAAACTGAAATAATTGCATCTTCTAATGAAGTCTCGTTCAAGTCTGAATAAGTGCTAGGTCTATTACTTAATGTACCGCCACCTGTTAGTGGGTGATCAGTAGCAACAAGTGCCTTGCCATCTCCTCCAGTAAAGCTTGATGAGAATGCGTTGTTAAGCACAGAAGCAGCTTTCACTTGCTTTGTATGTGCCATGGATCTTGCTAGAGCTTTTGTGTATCGAGCTCCCAATCTGTCATACAGGTTATCTTCGATAGCCTCTTCAGTTAGTGCAAATGCTAACGCTATGGTTTCATGTGAATACCTAGCAGTAAAACCTTCAGTAGCACTGTCAAATTCGACTCCTTGCCCTTCTGTTTTTACTTTAGCGTTACCGAAACCAACGATCATGGTTTCTTCTTCAAATGCTCTATCTGAGGATTCTGTCTCAAATATCTCTGCATGTTGTTGTTCGTACCTGTTGTATTCCATGCCAAATAAGGCATTTAAACCAGGCTCCAATTCTTTAGCTAATTGTGCTCTTGAAATTGCCATAATTTATACTCCTTATTAAGCTAGACCTGCACCTTT